ATTTAACAAAAAAAATAGAATATAATAATATTATTAATGAAAAATTACATATTCTAGAATCTGAAATAAATTTGATTGAAGAAAGTAATGGAAAACAAGGGACTGGTGATAAATATTTTGCAAGTAAAGGAGGTAAGGATACCAAAAAAATATCTCGTGAATGCCCTGAAGAGTTAGAAAATTCAGGAAAATTAAATAAATTTAGACAAGAAATGGACTCTTTAAGAGCCTTGATTAAAACAGCTACCCTAAATGATACTTTTATACCAAATACAAAGTTACATTTAGAAAAATGGGCTTCCGAGTTAAATATAAAAGGAGCGTTTACTAGTAATATAGATGAGAAAACAGTTTGTGATATTATGGCATTAAATGGAATTGAAAATTCTTGGAAAATATTATTGATGATGGGAATTGGTGTTTTCATAAATCATAATAATATTACATACACGGAAATAATGAAAAAAATGGCAGATGAACAGAAACTTTATATGATTATTGCCTCAAGCGATTATATTTATGGAACAAATTATCAATTTTGCCACGGTTTTCTTAGTAAAGATTTGATTTTGACACAAGAAAAAATTATTCAAGCTATGGGGAGAATTGGTAGAAATAATATTCAACAAACATATACAGTTCGTTTTAGAGATGATGAACAGATTTTAAAGTTATTCACTTCTGAAACAGAGAAGCCAGAAATTATTAATATGAATCGGCTATTTAATAGTAGAAATGTTCGTTGGAATGGAGTTGAGTATTTAGAGGTAGAAGAAGAAATAGTTGTTGAAGAACAAGAATCCGTTGTTGAAGAACAAGAATCCGTTGTTGAAGAAGTATTTGAAGAAGTAGAATAAATATTAAGTTATTAAGTTATTTAGTTAAATAAATATTAAAAATATTTTTATTTTATTTACTTTATGTTCAAATTTTTAATTTACTACCTATATTTTTATAAAAATATCCATTATATTGAATATTTTTATCTAATGCTTTTGCTAATGTTTTGTCACTCATTGAGAGAGATTTTATACAATCATATTTACACGAAAATTCTTTTACAAGATTATCTTCTATATCATATTGACCTACACCATTTTTATATAGTAATGGAGATCCATTAGTTGTTTCAAATGTATTCTTCAAATCTTCATCGCAACTATCATATAACATATAATAGTATCCTTTTGAAAGAGTAAGATTTTTAACTGGAATATCTAATGCTGAAGAAGAGTGATAACCATTATATTTAGCTGCAGTTTTTCTATCTAAATATATATTTAAAATTTGTGTCTTTTTATTATCTAATTTTGCAATATATCCTGGATTTTTTATTATTGTCTCCTTGGTTGGATGAATATTATTAATAATTGTTGGGTCTAAATCTCTATCTACAAGAAGCCAGCGAAAACCGTTATAAATTGTATTTTCTACAATAGCCTTGTTGATACTTGGTCTTTTAATATCAGAATTTTCTTTTATAGCTTCTGTTACAGATTCATATACTTTTATGAGTTCAAAAGTTTCTGGATTTATTTTTTGGAGACGCGGACCTAATGTTGTAAGAGGTTGTTGAAAACCAGTTACTAATTTTGTTTGTGATGCATTTAATTTTTCTAATACTTCTTTATTTGATTTTTCCAAATTATTTACTTTTACAGATAATATGTTTATAGCATTCAGTAATTCTTGTCCCATTATATTTTCGCTATTAGATGTTTGTATTTGAAGTTTTAATTTTAGTTGTTCAATTTCAAGTTCTAGTTTATGTGTATCATTTTGATTGAAATATTTAAGATTATTATTAATAATTTCTAATAAACCTTGATAAGAAAGTTTCTTACCAATTAAAAATAATTCTAATTCATTTTGATGATTTGGTAAATCATTTACTCTGCTATCTTTTATTAAACTATGTTCTTTTATAAAACTTTCAAAATCTTTGCTCTTGTTAACGGCAAAGCAATCCAACAAAAGGCATTCTGGATACTTACTTTTATGTTCTTTATAACGATTTGTAATACCAATGCGACTTTCACCTATTTTCACAATATAATGTCCATTTTCAAAAGTTTTTACTTTAATTACATAAAAAATACAACCTGCGGTTGCATATTCCTTTAATAATATTTTCTCTCTTTCAAGAATTTTTTGTTTAGCTAATTTATTTTCATATTCTTGTTTCTTTTTGTCTTCTAGAAGCTTCATTTCATCTTTTTGTTGTTTTAATTGTTGTTTTAATTGTTGTTTTAAATCATTTGATTCTTCTAGTAAAACTTCGTGCAATATTTCTTCTAATTTAATAAAATATTCGTGGATTTCATCTGCTTTTTTTGTTCCAGCTTTTAAACAATATTTTTTAAAGGTATCAATATTTAACATAATTTTTTCTTTATTATGACCACCTCTTCCATTTTTTTTTTCTCCTGCAGTTTCAGGCGTATTTTTTTGCTCACTCAGCTGAGTGAGCAAAATTTTATAGTCTTTATTAATTATAAATTGTTTTTCTAATAAATTCTTTGAATGAGCTTTATTTGAAAACCCTAACCATTGCCATATATCATCCAAGTCAATAACAAAATCATTTTTATTATAGTTCAAATAGCAATAAAAACTTGCTAAAAACATTTGTTGTTCATAGTTATTAAAGGTTTTTTGAACCTTTTCAACTAATTTTGACTGGTAATTACCATTTAATTTGGTAATTTGATTGCTTTCTATGAGATTAACGATATCTACGCTCATTTTATATATTATTTATTCAATTTGTCTTTAAGCCGTTTTTTGCTTTAATAATTAAAAAACAATAATTTAATTATTAAAATTTGTAAATAACTATGACACGATAAATCGTAAAAAAATATTTAATTGGAGTATGCTAAACCACCCATACCACTCATTATGCGGAGGACGTTATAGTTGGTAGCATAGACACGAACCTTAGCAGTTTTTGTTCCTTCAACTGTAGCATTTGAGAGCACAAGTTGCAGTGTGGCGTTATCAATTCTTGAGAAATTGCACGTGCCTGAAGGCTGATGTTCTTCTGGTCTTAGCGCGAAAGAATAAACGTTAATACCTTCATCAGGACTGCGGGTGTGTGCCTGGTAAGGTTGAACCCAAGAGAAGTATGAACCTTCACGCTCTGAGAAGCGATCCTGACCGTTAAGCTGGAGCTTAGCAGTGACAACAGGGTTCTGACCCCAACAGTGCATATCAAGGGAAGTCTCAGTGAGGACAAATGTACCAGCATCAGAGACACCAGAGTTATCAAGGTGGTTCCCACCGACAGCGTGGGCAAGAGCAGCAATATCAGCAGGTGTGTTAGTAGGAAGAGGAACTTGAGGTCCACCAAGGTTAGCCTCGTTGTAAGGGTTGGAAGGACCGTGCCAGTATCCAGTGAAATGTCCAAAGTACTGTTCAGGATCATAATCAAGAGCACCGGCATCTTGGAAAAGACCTTGAGCATTGATGAAGGCATTTGAATCAGCAGCAACGGAAGCAGGTCCACCGAAAGCGTGGACGGCATTAGGAAGAGCATCAATGGCATCAGTGTAGTTGAAAGGCTGAGCACCAAGAACCTTGAAGAGAAGAGCATCACATGTTAAAGATGAGCAGTAGTCAACGTTCTGATCAGGTTGGACAACCCAGATAAGCTCCTTAACAGGGTGGTTGAAGTTGAGCTTAATCTTGTTTGAAGAAGAACCAACAGACTCATCACCAGTGAATTGGAGCTGAGTAATGAGATACTCGTGAGGATTCTGGGCCATTCTGCGACGTTCATCAGTATCAAGGAATACGTAATCAACATATAAAGAAGCAGCAACTAAAGACTGGTTGTATGCAATAGTGGCAGGGACAGGGCGTCCGACAGTGTATTGACCAGATTGACCAGAGTAAGGACTAGTGTTGCAGTTAAGGGTAGTAACTGCCCAAAGACACTCATCAATAGGACGGATATCAAGGTTAATCTTGACTTCGTGGTATTGAAGAGCAATCAAAG